TGCCATAAACGCTTATAACGGATGTGATGATAATAAACTAAAGAACAAAATCTATAACAGATTCATTCATTATCCATTTGATAAGTTATCAGAAAATGTAATCCACACTTACAAAACATATTACTTCGATGTACCATATGAGGATGTAAAAGCAAGTGTAGTTGCATTTTTGAATGAAAAGATTCATAAGTTTAATGGTGAGAACGGTAGAGCCTTCTCTTACTTTACGGTAGTGGCAAGAAACTACTTATTCAATGAGAATAACGCAAACTATGCTCGAATGAAATCAAAAGAGAAAGTTGCGGCAATTGATACACAAAGAAACATTACAAATGAAATTGTAGACCAAAACAACAAAGAGGCTAAATCAGATTTTATTGACCATTATACAAAATATGTAGATTATCATTTATATACGTTATTCCTAAAAGATAGAGATAGGGCCATTGCTGATTCAATAAATGAGTTATTTAAAAATAGATTAGACCTTTATTCGTACAATAAGAAAGCTCTTTACATACTTATTAGAGAAAGAACAGGTGTACATACTCAGTATATTACCAAAGTGGTTGGTAAACTAAAAGGTATTTATGCAGAGTTATATATGGAATATAATAGAACAGGTCATTTGTCAATACATTATAAATTAAAGGATAGTAATGGATAAGGATACAGAATTATTTAAAGGTAAAACATTTGCTGATATTATGTCAGATGTTTATCATAATTCTAAAAAGAAGGATAGGCAACTAAAACTTCTTATTGCACAATTAGAACCATTGGTAAAGAACTTACAGGATGCTACTGTAATAGTTCCCTTAATAAAAGAATATATGGAAGTCGCTGTAAAGAACGATGACCAGATTGTTAAGTTAGCCGCAATCGTACAAAGAATGATGAAAGATGCTAACTCAGGTGAGGACGGTGGATTTGGTTTAACTGAAGAAGAAAAGAAACAGTTAATGTCAAATGCAGAAGCAATAGATAAATCTATAGAATCACTTGAAAAGATTGAAGGAGATGAATAATGAGTTCATTTAAAATTGGTACAGTTCAAAGAATCAATCTTAAAGATGATGATGTAAATGAACTGTATAGTATTGAAATATTAACATCACAAGGACAGGGACAGTTTGAAGTTTGTTATCCTACTGATAGTAATATAAAAAGAATTCCACTAATCGGTGAATCCGTATTAGTGTTTACAGGTTTAGGGCCTGAGGCAACTGGTGGTAGTAGAAGAGCTCGACAATATTATTTCGCACCAACATCCGTACAACTTAATGTACACAATAATGCATTACCTAAAGGTTCAGTTTCAAGAAAATCAAAAGGAATCGGTGGGTTAATTTCTGCTGTTTTGGCTGGAAACCCAAACGCATCAGGTGCATCACCAGGTGCTGAATTAGGTGATGGGTTTACTGAAAGAACTGATATAGGTTCTTTACAACCATTTATTGGTGATGTAATGATGGAAGGTAGGTTTGGACATTCTTTAAGATTTGGATATACCCCATCAGGTGCTAAAACAACTAAACAACCAACTTGGAGCTCATCTACAGATAATGACCCAATTACTATTTTAGCAAATGGTAGAAAGAGTGGTGGTTCTTATAACAAATTTATTATAGAAACTATTGATGATGATTTATCATCGGTGTATTTAACCTCATCACAAAAACTACAATTAAAAACAGCTCAAACAAATTTAGGTAAGGGTGTAAAAGCACAATCAGCTTTTAAATCACCATCAGTAGTAATTACATCAGATAGAATATTATTAAACTCAAGAGAAGAAAATGTAATATTAACATCTAAGAAAGATATTATAAATGCTACACCTGGATGGGCGATGGAGATGGATAAGTTTTTTACGTTGGTTGAGAAGTTAGCAAGTGAGTTAGCAGATTTAACATCAGCTAAATCAACATATTCAACTGGAGTTGGCCCAACAGGACCTGCAACTAATGCGGGTAAAGTTGCTAAGATACTTAGTGATATAAAGGCAATGAAACAATAAAAGGAAAAGATTATGCCAGCAGTTTGGCCAGGATTTATAACATCAGTTGGTGGGTGGTTAGATGACAAATCAGAAAAAACCCATATGGATACGGCTGAAAAAATAGCATCAGAGTATCATAAGGCAGTATCTACTGCCCAAACTTCTTTACACGCAACAATGGTTATGGTACAACCACCATATATTCCCATTAAGATGTCAATAAAAAAGTGTTTAGATGATATTAGAGATTCTGAAGGTAAACCACAACTATTCCATTTTACAGATTGGTCGGCAAAGACAGTTTCATATTGGATGAGTGTACAATATCAATTAGTACCATTCCATCCAATAGCAATAGCAACATCAACAGGTACGGCTGGTGTTCCCGTTCCAGTTACAAATGTTACAACTGTAGGGGGAACTCCACCAACATTAGCAAATGATTTATTAAAAGCATTCACCCATCCACCAGCACCAGCTTTATTTGGGATTCCATTTGCAACAAAATTAGCAACGGCATTTACAAATCATTTAACAACAGTACAAGGATTACATACCCATGTAGTAACCGCAGGAACACCAGCAACACCAGTCCCATTAGGGCCAATACCATATCCTTGGTCAGGATTAGTATAAAAATAAACATTTTAATATTTATATGTAAAGTATATCATTATGAAGGCACAACAATTAGCACAATTATTAGAAGTAATCGTAAGAAAGGTAGTTAGAGAAGAACTAAAACCTATCATTACGGAAGTTAGAAACGCTTCCAAACCGATTATAAAAGAAACAAAATCAAAATCTAAAAAGGTTAACGACCCATTGGATATTGATATGAAAACAATTTTAGCAATAGAAGAAGTAAAAAAACAAAAAGCAGTTAAGAAACAAAAGTTTACAAATGATAGCGTATTAAATCAGTTACTAAATGAAACACATCAAAGTGGTGAGTGGAGAAGTATGGATGCTCAGTTTGGCTCTAATCAAGCACAAGCATGGAGTGGTAGAGAATCTACTACAGTAGCACCAACACAAGATATAGATGGTAGACCAGTTGATACAAATAATCCTGAAGTGGCTAATGTAATGGGAGCTATAACAAAAGATTATTCTCAATTGATGAAAGCGATTAATAAGAAAAAAGGAAAATAGTAAATGGCTAAAGCGAGAAAAGAATATTTCTATAATCCAATAGATTTTGAAAAAGATATTGCAGTTGGAATAAAACTACCATTCTCTAAGAATAGTGGTTTGTTTGACTTATCGTACTCAACTGAGGAACAGGCTATATCTAATTTAAAAAATCTATTGTTGACAAGAAAGGGTGAAAGGGTGTTCCAACCCACATTCGGCTCTCAGATTTATGCACTATTATTTGAACCAATAACTTTAGATTTAAAACAAAGATTAGAAGAAGGTATATTAGCTGATGTAAATTTCTGGCTTCCCTACATAATTATAGATAAGGTTAACGTTACTCCGAATGAGGATAAAAACTTTGTTGCTATATCTTTAAATTTTAGAGTAACGGAACAGGGTGCTAACGAAGAAATAATATTATATGTAGATTCCGCTGGAACTGCAACTATAGAATAGGAACTTATGGCAAAGGCAAACAAATCAGATTTAGTCCAAAAGGATGTTAAACTCATTGGAAAGGATTTCGGAGAGTTAAGAAAAAACTTAATTGATTTTTCTAAAACTTATTTCCCAAATACTTTTAATGACTTTAATGAATCTTCACCAGGTATGATGTTCATTGAGATGGCATCGTATGTGGGTGATGTATTATCTTTTTATACAGATACTCAATTAAGAGAATCATTATTATCTAACGCAGAAGAAAAGGCAAATCTTTTTAATTTAGCTGCTGTACATGGATACAAACCAAAAAACGTTTGCCCAGCATCTGTAGATTTAGATGTGTTCCAAATATTACCAGCCAAAGGTAGTGGTGATAATGTAAGACCTGATTATGATTATGCTTTAAAAATTGCAAGTGGTATGCAAGTAGGTTCAGATTCAAACTCCGATGTTGAATTCTCAACTAACTTTGAAATAGATTTTGCAGTATCATCTTCATTTAATCCAACTGAAGTTTCTGTTTATCAAATAGATGAATCTTCTAGTGAACCAATTTACTATCTACTGAAAAAGAAAGTAAAAGCTTCAAGTGGTAGAGTAAAGAGTGCTCAGTTCGTATTCGGTTCACCAAAGATATATGATAAGTTAAAAATCACAGATGAACAAATCATTAAAATTAAATCAATTAAAGATGATGATGAAGATTTATGGACTGAAGTTCCATACTTAGCACAAGATACTGTATTTGAACAAATAGAAAACAATGAAGATAATTCTACTAACTTACAACCATATAGTGGTGAAACTCCATTCTTATTAGAATTAAAGAGAGTACCAAAAAGATTTATAACAAAATTCGAATCAGAATCAGAATTAGTGGTTCAGTTTGGAGCAGGTATATCATCAAATGCAGATGAAGAAATTATTCCTAATCCTGATAATGTAGGTTCTGCGTTATATCAAAATACAGGAAGGTTAGACCAAGGGATTGACCCATCTAATTTCCTATACACAAAAACATACGGAGTAGCTCCACAAAACACAACATTAGATGTTGAGTACTTAGTGGGTAATGGTGTTGCTGATAATGTTCCTGCTAAAGATTTAATTAATGTTAATAGTAGAATATTTACAAATGATAACACTATAAATTTAAATCAAAACACTCTAAGATTTATTGAGAACTCATTGGCGGTTACTAATCCAGAACCAGCTGTTGGTGGTAGAAGTAAAGAAACTGAAGATGAGATTCGTAACAATGCAATGGCTTACTTTGCGGCACAAAACAGAACTGTAAGTAGAGAAGATTATATTATGAGATGTTATGCACTTCCACCACAATTCGGTTCAGTTGCAAAAGCATACTTAGTACAAGATTATCAAATCGAAACAAAATCAAATGGAAACTTTGCACCTCATGCATTATTACCTGATGACCCGATTCCAACACCTATTAGTACTGAAGTACCAAATCCATTAGCACTTAACCTATATACATTAGGTTATGATAAAGATAAAAAAGTAACAGAGTTGAATCCAGCTACTAAAAATAATTTAAAAAATTATCTTTCTTATTACAGAATCTTAACTGATGCAGTAAATATTAAAGATGCATACATTGTAAATATTACAATTAATTTTGATATTGTAGTTTTACCAGATTATAATTCTAATGAAGTTCTTCTGAGATGTATAAAGGCATTAAAAGATTACTTTAGTATAGATAATTGGAAAATAAACCAACCAATTAACATATCTCAAGTATATGTACTATTGGATAAAGTTGACGGTGTTCAGACAGTTCCAAGACCAAATAGTGATGGAGAGGGTGGATTACAAATCAAAAATAGATTTAATGGAAACTACTCACCAAATAAATATGATTTAAGTAGGGCAACTAGATTGGGTATTATATATCCACCTAAAGACCCTTCTATATTTGAAGTTAAATATCCTAATGTAGATATAAGGGGTAAGGTTGTAACTCAATCTTTCTAAAGGGCAGAATATGATTTATAGAATATACGGACAAAAAGACACTACTATATACGAACAAAATTTTCGTAACGACCAGAATACTGGTAAAGATGAAATCTTAGAAGTTACTAAGTTTTACGATGATGATAGTGACTCCATTTGGATAGGTAACAGTAGGGTACTAACTCAGTTTAATCTAACACCAATATCACAATCATTGGTAAGTGGTGATATTAGTAAAAATATTAAGTATAAATTAAACTTGACATCGGTTGAAGAAAATGAAGTTCAATCTGAATTTGATTTAGATATATTCCCAGTTTCTCAAAGTTGGGCTGAAGGACTTGGTAAGTTTAATTATACACCTACTACAAAAGATGGTTGTAGTTG